AGGGAAGACGATGCGCGGTGTCGCCCGCTTCTTCATTGGGAAGGGTAACGAGGAGGCAGACTGGGCCTTCCAGCTTGCCAAGGAATCGGCACTTGCGTTCAGCGTGGGCTTCGTCCCTGACATGGCCCTCGCTGTACCCCTGTCGAAGGATGACCCATTCGGCACGCAGGGTATGGAGTTCCGCGGGCAGGAACTGCTGGAGGTTTCAGCGGTGACGGTGCCCAGCAACCCCGACGCCCTGCAACGTGTGGCCAAGGCGCCGAACCTCTATCCGGCAGTCGCCGAGATAATCGAGGAGCGGCTGTCCGATGAAGAAGGGAAGCAAGACCAGCCGACAATCGGGCTGAGTAGCGATGACCTGGACGCGATTGCAGAGCGGGTCTTTGAGCGATTCAGCCAAGCCACCGAAGCTGAAGACGAGAAGAGCACCGGGGACGAGCGCCACCCGGAATCTGATGATGAAGAACCCAGCGCGGACGATGATAAAGCGGATGAGGATGACTATGGCGACGGCGATGAGCCGGAAGCCCGCGAGGCATCCCCGGAGGAATCTGAGTTCGACGCCTACGCAGTAGCTGCGGCTGCTGCGGAAGAAGCACTTCAGGAGGAAGCAGCATGAAGGACGGAATGCCCCAGACCCAGGCGGAACTTGAGGGTGTCCTGAACGACGCGATTCAGGCCAAGACCGGCGACGCTGTGAAGCGTGCCGTCGGGGATGTCCTGAGCAAGAACGGCGCCAAGCGCCTTCCAGAGGTTGGCGATTACAACGCCGACGCGGCTGGTGCGTCCGAAGACGGAAAATGGAAGAGCACGGGGGAATTCTTCCAGCGCGTATTCGAGGCTGGCAACGGCTTCGGCATCGACCCCAGGCTCACGCACACGCGCAACCTGGGCGAGAACTTCGGCGACACTGGTGGGTTCCTTGTCCCCGAGGAGTTCCGCCCCGACCTGATGCGCCTACCGCTGGAGCAGAGCGTCGTGCGGCCCCGTGCGTTCACCATGCCGATGGGCAGCAACACGCTTCGCATCCCATCCATCAAGGAGACGAGCCACGCGAGCAACCTGTTCGGCGGCGTGTCCGCCTCTTGGGGTTCGGAAGGCGAGGACATCTCTAGCTCCACCAACCAGCCCTCGTTCGGGCAGGTGGTTCTGGACGCGAAGAAGCTCACCGGCTACACCGTCATCTCCAACGAGCTAGTGCAGGACAGCGCCATCGCCATCGAGGTTCTGCTGACCCGACTCTTCGGACAGGCCATCGGCTACTTCGAGGACGTGGCCTTTTTGAGCGGCACGGGCGCGGGCCAGCCGCAGGGAATTCTCAACAGCGATTGCCTCATCAGCGTCTCGAAAGAGACGGGGCAGGCGGCCACCACAATCGTCAAAGAGAATCTCGACAAGATGTACAGCCGGATGCTCCCGTCTTCCATGGGCAGTGCCGTATGGCTGGCCCACAACGACACCTTCCCGCAACTCGCCAGCCTCTCGCAGGCGGTGGGCACGGGCGGCGGCCCTGTCTGGGTCAGCAACGTGGCAGGCGGCCCGCCGAACAGCATCTACGGGCGGCCCATCATCTTCACGGAGAAGATGAAAACGCTTGGCACGGTAGGCGACCTCATGCTGGTTGACCTTTCGTACTACCTCATCGGCGACCGGCAGGCGCTCACAACTAGCGCCAGCCCGCACGTTCGGTTCACCACGCAGGAAACCGTCTTCCTGTTCAGCGAGCGCCTGGATGGCCGGATGTGGCTGGACAGCGCATTGACGCCACGCAACGGCTCCAACACGGTCAGCCCTGCGGTGGCACTGGCGACCAGGTCATAACGGACTATCACGCACAGGAGGATTCAGATAATGGCACGTTCAGCCCTGCTCGACATCAACCCGTACACCCATCCCGCGACTGCCCACGAAGACCTGTTCAACGGGAATCTGACGACTGACATAATCTCACTCGCCAACTATGGCTCCGCCATCTTCGTTCTTACGAAGGGGCCGGGCGCCACAGGCACGGCGGTCATCACGGTGGAGAGTTGTGACGACACCTCCGCGACGACCACTACGGCGGTTGCGTACACCTACGCGGTCTGCACCAGCGGCAACACTTGGGGCAACCTCACCGCTGCCACGTCATCTGGCTTCACGACCACCGCTGGCGCGAACCAGTGCTACATGATTGAGATTCGCGATGACCAACTCAGCGGCACCGACAAGTACGTGCGGGCCGTTTTCACTGAGTCGGCCAATGACCCCGTGGACGGCAGCGTTATCAGCATCGGGATGAATGCGAAATTCCCGCAAGACGCGACGAAGGAAATGATTACCTAGGTGCTGCTCACCTCGACTGTTTGTTCGGTATGCGGCAGCACGGCATGCGCCTCAACGGGCACCACCGTCTGCCGCCATACCGGGCGCGAGCGGGAGCGTGTGCTGCCAGGGAAGATTCCTTGGCGGTACGGAGGAATCCCGAAGCGGAACATAGTTACCAAGTAGAACCGTCGCCTCTACGGAGGCGCAGCAAGGAGGCTGCGACGTGGCTACCAGTTTGCATTCTGAATACAGGAACGGCGCTCTGCTCTTCTACCAGACGCACCGGCACCGCATCGTCAACGCGATTGGCGAGAACGTCCAATTTTACGATTTGCAGCATCATGACTGTCAGGTTGATGCGACTGACCCGCTGGGCTACACGGCCACCGTCGTAGAGGCTGGGTCTGGAACCACCGAGTGGACGGCCAGCAACACCGAGCGCGGCGCATCGACCATCACCTGCGCGGCCAATGAGAACGACGGTGGCAGCTACCAGCTACTCGGCGAGAGCGTCCTGCTCAACTCTGGCAACTGGGTCTACTTCCGCCTGAAGATGTCGGTTGATGATGTAGACCAGACGGATTTCTTCGCTGGTTTCTGCATCACTGACACGGCCATCCTGGGTGGCGCCACAGACCGCATCGGGTTCCAATCCGTGGACGGTGACGCCGGTGTCGACTTCCTCGTGGAGAAGAACAGCACCGAGACGCTGACCGAAGACGTGGGGACGCTGGCGGACGACACCGTGATTGACCTTGAGTTCGTCTGGGACGGCGCTGCGGAAAGCTTGTACAGCTACGTAAACGGCTCCCTCACGTCCACCCAGACCGCGACCACGAACCTCCCCGATGACGAGGAGCTACGGCTGAGCATCGAATTCTTGACCGGCGAGGCGACTGCGAACGTGATGACGATTCGCACGTTCACTTTCTGCCAGGTCAATCTGGAGGCGTAACCGTGGCGATTCTTAAATCGCAGAGCGTCCTTCGGAAGACGATAGAGGTTAGCGTCGAGAAGACGCGGCCCTCGAACACCACGGCTTACACCGACGAGGACGTGTTCAGCGAGAGTGCCGGTTCGGGCACCGCCTGGACGTTCGACGCGGTGGTGCCAGACCCAGGGGCGGGCGGCCAGATTGTGAAGGCGATGGTGGCCTGTGATGACACCAACATCGTGCCGGTGCTCACCCTCTATATCACGAACGTGACACCGCTCGGCGTCCTCAACGACAACGCGGGGAACACCAACCCGGTCTATGCCACGGAGGTGGACAACTACCAGGGGCGGCTGGACTGGCCCGCGATGCAGGATTTGGGCGGTATGTCCGAAGCGGTGCTGACTAGCGCAGACACTAAACTGCTGTTGCACTTCACGACGGCGGCTGGCGATGACGCGCTCTATGGGGTGCTGGTTGTCCGGTCAGCGGCACACACGCCGAGCAGCGCAGCCAAGATAACAGTGACCCTCACCATCGAGCCTGACTGATGCCCTGGCAGCAGTTGTCGGACATAAAACAGCGGGCAGAGGAAGCCCGGAGGGTGGCCCAAACTAGCCCTCCGGTTGCCTGCCCTATCGACGGTTCGGTGTTGGACATCAGGCCGGATGGCATCCGTAATTGTCCGGCTGGAAACTACACCTGGGGCGGCTGACAGTCTTTATACAAAACCTAGGTTCTGTACAGCAACATGAGAAACGGTATTTTAGGACGGCGGAGCAAGGGTATCTCTAGAGCAGGCTGTTATGCGGTGCAGAGTAAAAAGGCTACAGTTGTTTCATCACATGGTTAACGGGGCGGAAAACTTTACGCGCACGCCTGGATGCGGCTGGATGGCCGTTCTACGGGCATTTTGAGGCGTTTATCTAAAACCTAGTCTTTGTATAAAGAATCAGGTCGCCCGCCCTAGAAAGCAAGGAGCACGGGATGCCGAATTGGTACACCACACGCGAGGCCGTCAAGCGAGCCGTGAGGTCGAACGGTAATGAGAACGACGAGGCGATTGACCGCCTAATCGAAGCCGCCAGCCGGGACGTTGATAACGCGACGCACCGGTGGTTCATACCCCAAACGCAGACCCGATTGTTCCGCTGGCCTGGTAGCTATGGCCGGGGAAATACGCTCTGGCTAGACACCGACCTCATCTCGGTGACCACGCTCCAGACCAAGGCGCAGGACTCAAGCCCCACCACCATCGCATCCAGCGATTATTTTCTTGAGCCTAATAATTCCGCGCCACCCTACAGCCGCATCGAGATTGACATCAGCAGCACGGCGTCCTTCGAGGGCGGCGATACACCGCAGCGCAGCATCAGCGTCGCGGGTTCGTGGGGCTTCGCCAATGACACCGTATCGGTGGGCACCGTCTCGTCCGGGCTGGCCTCCGACGCAACGGAAACCGAGTTCGTCTGCTCCAACGGCTCGCTGACCAGCGGTATCAATGTCGGCGACACGCTGCTCATCGAGAGCGAGCAGGTGTTCGTCACTGAGAAGGCGGCTGCGGCCCTTGCCTCTATCCTGCTGAACGGCGCCCTGACTGCGGACAAGTCGGAGAACCTCACCGTCGATGGGGGCACGCATGGCATCGCGGTGGGCGAGCGCATCCGCGTGGACAGCGAGGAGATGTTCGTGCGGGCCACGACCACCACCACGCTCACCGTGGAGCGGGCCTATAACGGCACCACGCTCGCCAGTCATTCCGATGATGCCGCAGTCCATATCTTCCGCACGCTAACGGCTACACGCGGCGTCAACGGCACAACGGGCGCCACTCACGCCAACTCCACCGCAATCAGCGCCTATCGAGCGCCTGCGCCCATACGGGAGCTAACGCAGGCCATCGCGATAGCGGCATACACGCAGGAAGCCGCCGCCTACGGCAGAGCTATCGGGGTCGGCGACGCAGCCGTGGAG